AAGACTGAAGCATACATCAACGAAGAAGTAATTCCTTCTGTTGAAAAGTATGTCGACTATGTCGCTAAAGAATTCATGAACGAAAACAAGCTTGTTATTGAGTCAGAAACAAAAGTCAGCTTGGCAAACAGGTTCCTTTCTGGATTCTCTCAGGTCGCTGAGCAATATAATGTAGTAATCCCTGAAGGGCAAGCTAACGATATTGAAGCACTTCAAGCAAAACTTGATGAAGCTAACCAGCAAGTAGAAAAGCTGATGAGCAAATCTGGTGAACTTGAAGATCAGATCACAGAAAGCAAGAAAGCAAAAATTGCTGAATCTGTATCTGGTGATATGACAGAAACACAGCGTGAGCGATTCGTTGAATCAGCTGGTCGTGTTAAGTTCATTGATGAAAGTCAATATGAATCTGCAATGCAGGAACTGAAAGAATCCTTTTCTCCTGAAAAAGATAAAAGCAAAGAAAGTCTAAATGAGAATCAAAAGGAAGAAGGTACACAAGAACGTGTAACTGAATCCGATTCTTGGATGGATAGTCTTCTGTCTAGAGTTTAAATCGCTACTTTAATAAATAAATATAAGTAAATCAATTAAGAGGTTTTACAATGGAACAAATCAACGAAAAGGTCACTCAGCTGATCGAATCTGATAAGTTTCCAAAAATTGGAAACGATTACAAGAAGTACGTTACTGAACGTTCACTTCACAATCAGATTGAATACATGAAGAGCATTAACGAAGCATCTGCGGATACTTCTACACAAACTGCTGGTGTAAACAATTGGGACCCGGTTCTAATTCGCATGGTACGTCGTTCTATGCCACAGCTTATGGCATTTGACCTAGCAGGCGTACAGCCAATGAGTGGACCTACTGGTTCAATCTTCGCTATGCGTTCACGCTACACCAACCAAACTGGTGATGAAGCACTATTTAATGAAGCTAAGTCTGGTTACTCAGGTGCTGGTACTCAAGCTGGTGATACTTCTGGTTTCGCTGCTGATGCATTCGGTACAGGTGATCCAACTACTGGTACTGATTACGGTTCAGGTATGGATCTTTCAACTGCTGAAGGACTTGGTACTGAAAGTGGTACTCCTTGGCAAGAAATGACATTCAGTATTGAACGTACTGATGTTTCTGCTAAGTCACGTAAACTGAAAGCATCGTTCACTCGTGAGCTTCAGCACGATCTTCGTCAGATCCACGGTCTTGACGCAGAATCTGAACTTGCGAACATCCTTTCTACTGAAATCACAGCAGAGCAGGATCGTGAACTTCTACGTACTATTAACGTATCTGCACAGATTGGTGCTCAGGACGCAGCTGTTCCTGCACTGTTCGACCTTGCAGCTGATTCCGATGGTCGTTGGTTGGTTGAGAAGTTCAAGGGACTATTGTTCCAAATCGAACTTGAAGCTAACGAAATTGCTAAGCAGACTCGTCGTGGTAAGGCTAACCGTCTGATCTGTAGTTCTAACGTTGCATCTGCTCTGAACATGGCAGGCGTACTTGACTACAACCCAAGCCTACTTGCTAATCTGAACGTAGATGAAACAAGTACTACATTTGCTGGTGTTCTACTTGGTCGTTACCAGGTACACATCGATCCTTATGCAACTCGTGATTATATCACTGTTGGTTACAAAGGTTCAAATGCTTGGGACGCGGGTGTTTACTGGTGCCCATACGTACCGCTTGAGATGGTTCGTGCAGTTGGTGAGGATTCATTCCAGCCACGTATCGGTTTCCAAACTCGCTACGGTGTACGTGCTAACCCATTCTCTTCTACTCTACCTAACGGTTCTGCTAAGGCAGGAAACGGTCTGGGCCAAGGCGAGAATGAGTACTTCCGCAAGTTCGCGGTAGCAAATCTTAAGGGTTAATTCTTGAGATAATAATAAGAAGAAAAGATTGGGGACTCATTGAGTCCCCTTTTTTTATGGAAAGTTTAAATTATTGGAATGGTTGGTTTCTAACATTTCCAGAGTATTGTATTCAATATTTGGTTTTTATATAGTTTCATCACTTTCCACCCCAACGTTTTGAACGAATAACTGTATATGTATCCCAATCCAATTTAGGATAGCGCATGATAAAGTAGTTCGGTGAATTTGTATTCTTTGTTCCATACAACTCCATACGATTCTCTTCTGCTATATGAATCGCAATAAACTTGTCACCTTGCCAAACAAGAGTTGATTTTTCATCAAGCTTTTCTTCAATTGGCTCGCCTGGCAATTCCATTTTGTTCATTAAAAAGTGACATGAATCAATAGACCTAGTATGTTGATATTTGAATATGATCATTATACTCCTCCACTTGTAAACTTACGCCAGTCCAAAGCAACTCTACAATGAAAGTTTCTAGATTGAATTTCTTTAATGCATCTTTCAAGATAATCAGTAATTGCTTTCTGAGCACTGACAATATCATTTACCAAGACAAGTTTTTCATCAGCTGATAAGTAGCGATCAATATCAGACTTAAGTATCTTTTCATGAATTACTCCATTCTGGCTATAGTACTTATCAGTCTGCTTGCCTTGGTAGTATTTCCAACGCTCAAGCTTAACTTTTTCTTTAAGAGCATAAAGATCTTTCAACTTCAAAGTATGATCTGTAAACACGTCATTGTACTTTGTATGGAGCTTTGGTGTTTTCAATACCTCAGTATCCAATTCAAAGTCATCAATAGACAGATCAGAAGCAGCCATCTTTTTGATTCTTTCGAGCTCTTCGATGATCCCGTCTTTCAACGAAACGAGATCATCTGATACACTTTTACTTAAACCCATAATTACTCTTCAATAGTGAATCTGATTTTTTCTTTGAGATTGTAAGCTTTACCATTATACCAAACTGATTTAGGAAAGCTATCATCGTACATGCCTTCATCAATATCTTTGTTAATCAATCTTACACCATGATCTATCGTATGAACCATGTGTACAACGATGTCTTCAAGATAAGTCTTACCGTCTTTACCGAATTCGTGGGCAGCATTTTCATAAGGAAAGATAATGAATGGTGTAAATCCTACAATAGACTTTTCTTTAGACTGCGGTTGCTCAACAAGTTTACGTTGCTCTTAGATAGGAATTTTCTTCAGGCTACGAAAAACATAACTTCTACGCATTCCATTAGTATCATCAATTTCTACTGCAGCTTCTTGAAAAAATTTGTCAGCAGACATAATAGTACCTTCGCACCCATTAAACTTAGACCATTTAGATTCAATTGTTACACGATCACCACTAGTAAACATTTACAATTCTCCATTCCAATCTTCATTGATTTCCTCGCCGTTGACATCAATAATTTTGAATTGATTATAGCGAAGAGTTACACTCGTAGTCAATACTACAGATTGACCGACAGATGTATATTGTAAACCTTCTAGAGAAAGAGGGAAACAATCTAAGTAAATAAATTTTGTGATTCTTTCTCCATTTGCATTCAATGCCGTAATCTCACAGCTGTTTGTCTGATTTAAATGAGCACCATCATTATTCTTACACTTTAGCATCCACTTGTAAAAGTAAAGCCATTCACGATGATCATCTGATACTAAGAGCTGAATGTTAAGCGGCTCTGTTTCAATCTTATTGGTTGGAAGAAATAAGTCTTTACGACCAGAACCGAATGGTGCTTGGCCGAATGTTAAGTCAGCAACATTAGTTCCTTGAACACTATATGATGTATCTTTACTCTCACCAACTGTCATAATGTAATTAACTGATCTTGCTAAGTCTCTTTGTTCCACAATTTTTCTCCTATTAAATAGAACATATAGAAGAATTTATTAAGAGTCAAACACATGAAAAATTTTAGACAGTTTATCACAGAAGAAATGTCGCAGTTTAGTGGCTTTTTGATTTCACGAGATAATATGCCACAAATCAAAAATGTAAAAGACTATGTGAACTTTATAGAGCGTCAGGGAATCAGAGTTGACTCTGGTAATATGATGGTCTATATGTTTCGTCCTACTCAGATTAACTTTGAGCAAGAAAAAGTCGATCGTATTAAAGCTGATGTTGGCGATGACACTTCTACTATGACACCTATCGTTGTATCAGAAGATGGATTTGTATTAGATGGGCATCATAGATATTTTGCAGCACGACAGATGGATATAAGCATTCCCGTCATTACAGTCAATTTACCTATTAATAAATTACTTAAACTCACAAACGAATATCTTGAGTATAGCGATGGTTGATACCGTTACGATTCAGAAAATAAACGAAGTATGGATGAAAGTTACATGTAACGAACCTTACATGGAGATGGATATCTCTGACCACTTTCAGTTTGAAGTTGCTAATGCTCAGTATGATCCACGAGTTAAGTTTGGACATTGGGACGGCATAAAGCGTCTATACAATCGCAAGACAAAACGTATGCATTGCGGGCTATTGTTTGAACTTCTTAAACTTGCAGACAAACAAGGATGGAAAACGAACATTGATCCATTGCTTGTTCCAGAACCTGAGCAGATTGAAGATGAAGACTTAGACGAGCTCATCAGGTTTGTCAATCCACACTCTGATGGAAATCCAATTGATCCTTATGACTATCAGCGTGAAGCTGTAAAGTATATGCTGAACATGGATCGCTCTACTGTACTCGCTGCAACATCAGCAGGTAAGTCACTCATTATATATATCGCTATACGCATCTATCAGCTTATGGACGAGATGGAAGGCAAGCGTATATTTATTACCGTCCCATCTAAAGCATTAGTTGAACAGCTTTACAATGACTTTGAAGATTACAGTAATTTTGAAGGGTCAAATTGGAGTCCTAAAAGTTTCGTACAAAAAATCTCTGGTGATTATAGCAAACGAGTTGATATGCCGATTGTGATTACGACATGGCAGTCAATGCAAAAGCTACCTCACTGGATATTCGAAGACATGGGTGCTATTTTTATTGATGAGACTCATACTGCATCTGCATCCGTCTTGACAGGAATTCTTGAGAAAGCGATTAATACAAAACATCGGCACGGACTCACTGGTACACTTGATGAAGTAGAATGTAATCAGCTCGTCATACAGGGTCTATTAGGTCCAGCTAAAAGAATTGTAACAGCACGTGAACTGATTGATCAAGGACGAGCTGCTGAGATTATTGTACGTATGTCGATGATTGATTATCCTGAGTCATTCAAGAAAGAATTGTATGATGTCAAAAAGAACATCAATCCAAAGAAAGGATACACCTACGAAATTGAAACGATAAATGAAAACGAGTACAGACGCAAGTTCATTCTGTCAATGGTCAAGTCTATGCCAGGAAATTCACTTGTACTGTTTGATCGAGTTGATAAGTATGGAGAAGAGCTATACGAAGAATTCAAAAAGTATCATGAGAACACTTTTCTGATCGTAGGTAAAGTCAGTGCTACTGAAAGAGAAAAGATTCGTGTCAGTATGGAAGAATACGAAGATGCAGTTATCTTTGCATCATTTGGTACAATGCAGCAAGGTATATCAATCAAGAAGCTGAAGAATATGTTTATCATATCATCTTCAAAATCGATCGTTCGTATACTTCAGTCAATTGGTCGTATGATGCGAGTTCATAAAGAATATAAAAATGCAATGATCTTTGATATCGTAGACGACTTATCTTATGATGGTAAACCAAACTATTGTCTGAAGCATGCTGAAGAACGAGTTCGTTTCTACAATAATGAGCAGTTTATTGTGAAATTTGATAAGTATGACATACGGAAGTTTATGAACGATCTATCAATAGATGACTTCATATCTTAGAGTTTGTCTCGTGGTGTCTAGCTGAACTTTAATTGATAAGATGATATAACCTACACCTACTAGTTAAAGTTTCTCTCGAAGCTTCTCAGCCTTTGTAGAGGTTATGACACCACAGAGTAAATCACAACGTTCGTTCTCTTCAACTCCTGTATGACCACGAACCCATTCAAACTGAATATTAGAAAAACCAGATTTGTAAACAAGCTTATCAAAATATTTCCATAATTCTTTGTTTTTGACATTTTGCCATGCTTTAGCTTTCCAACTAAAGATCCACTCTGAAATACCTTTCGTACAATATTGAGAATCAGATATTACTGTGATATCAGCATTTTTAACAGTATCATTCAATTCTAATAAAAATTCCAATGCCTTAATAATACCAGTCATCTCTGCAACATTAGTAGACAGCTTACCTTCTGTCAATTCAAAATTTTGTTCATGGTAAAATCCAAAATCTGTCTTGATTACAAATGCACAAGCACATTTATTATTATGACGATTATAAGAACCATCTGTCCAAATATTAATTTTCATATTAATACTCAATTAGTTTTAAAAACAAATAGTATTATTACTTTAAAATTATTTAATGTAAATTCAATTTAGTTTAAATAATAGTTCTTAATTAATGATTATTTTTTAAACAAATATGGTATAATTGATATTATTATGACGATTATAAGAACCATCTGTCCAA